GACGACGGCCGCCTCCGCCTCGGTGACGTTCGCGGCCGCGTTCTCGCTGTCGGCCTTTTCGTCGATGGTTTCGACGGCCTCGGACTCGGTCACGTTCGCCGCGGCGTTCTCACTGTCGGCCTTCGGGACGAGGTACTCCTCGGCGACGAGGAGCGCCATGCGCGTGACCCGCGCGGCCACGCTGGCGTTGCTCGCGACGCCGACCTCCGCGCCGTTCACGCTCGTGGCCGTCCACGCGTTCCCCGAGGGGTCCGTGGAGCGGATGTAGCCGCGGGTGACGTAGGCGGAGCCCGGGGACGTGTAGCTGCCGATCGCGTCGGTGCTCGAGTACCGGAACATCGGCGCGATTGCCGACGCGCCGCCCTCATCGCGCGCGTGGAGGAGGGCCTTGACCGCCTTCACCGTCGGCGAGCCCGCGAGGTCCGTCGTCGCGAAGCTCGACTTGTCGCCCGAGGTCGAGGACTTGATATAGGTCGTGTCCCCGTCGGAGGTGGCGTCATCGACCTCGGCGTAGGTCGATCCCGTGCCGCCCGCCCAGGCCGCGTAGTTGCCGGCGCCGTTCGGGGTCAGCGAAGTGACCCGCAGCGGCTCGCACCACCCGTCATCGCGGAAGGCGATATCGTCGAACCGCACGTCGCCCATCGTGTTCGCGACGACGCCGACGGCGGCGATGCCGACGTTGCCCACGGCCGAGGTCAGCGTCAGCCCCGACGCGTTCACCACCTCGACGCCGTCGACGCGCATCACCACCGACGCGGCGCCCGCCGTGGCGGCGTTCAGGACCGCGAATTCGATGTCGTAGACCTGCCCGGTCGAGCACGAAAACGACCCGCTCGCGACCTGCCCGACGTTCGAGCCATCGACGTACACGACCTGGAGGACGCCGCCGGAGGTCGAATTGATGTAGGCGAGGAGCGGCGTGCCGCCCGCGGCGAGGCCGTACACGAGCCAGATCGCCGCGCTGCCGCCGAGGAGGGTGTCCCACCTCAGCGTGAAGTGCGAGTAGACGCTGGCGGTGTTGAACTCCGCGCTCGCGCCGTCGGACTGCCGCCCGAGGTAGGTGAAACAGAGCGCGCCCGCGGGCACGGCGCGAATCGAGTGCGTGCCCGTGATCGGCGACGACGACGAGACGGTGATCCCCGCCCCGTACCCGTTGCCGTCGTAGCTCTCGCTGAAATCGCCGGAGTCAAACCCCGCGAGGTTGAGCCAGCCCATGCCCGCCCTCCGCTAGACGAGCACGACCGTGTCCGTGCACGTGATCTGCCAGCTCGCCGAACTCGTCTTCGTGCCCAGCGAAATCACCTTCCGCGACAGCATCTGACCCGAGGAAGAGGCGTTGAAGATCCCGCGCTCGTTCCACGCGTAGTTGGCATCGCCCGTGCCGAACGTGGCCCGGAACGTGAGAACGTTGGCCGAGCGGCTCGGGTAGGTCGCGTCCATCGCCTTTCGGGTCTTGTTCGTGGCGGCCTGGAGGTCGGTCTGGGCGGCCGCGTGCGCCGTCGACGAGTCGCCGATGCCGATGTAGGCGTTCGCGTTCGAGAACTTGTTGTAACTCGAGCCGCCCGTGATGGCGTCGGCGATGAGGTCCCGCGCGAGGTTGACCAGCGCCATGGCTACACCCCCTCCGTTTCGCTGGCCCCGGCGCCGAGGCCGTCGGCGTCGGCGAGGGTGACATCGGCGGCGAGGACTTCGCCCCCGCGCCCGGCCGCGACCTGGAACGACTGATCGCCCTCGGTCACTTCGTAAACGAGGTCGTTGCGAACGGTCCGCCACTCCCCGGCGCCGCGCGCGATGCCGATCGCCACGAGCGGGTTGAACCCCTCGCCGTCGTCGATTTCCTGTTCCTGCACGAAGGTGCTCACGCGTCGAACGGTGCTCATTGGCTGGCCCTCCTCGCCTCGAGAAACGCGATGTGGTCGGGATCGGTGATGGGCTGGCCGTCGAGGCCCGCCCACGTGCGGCCGGTCACGAGGACGTCCCGCGGCCGGCACTTCGGAAAGCATGACCCGTGGCCCGCGCGCGGGTCGCGAGGGTCGTGGTCATAGATCTCGAGGCGCTCCTCGCTGCACACCCCGCTCGCGTAGCGGTCGCGGTGCCCGCCCGCCGCGCGCACGAGCGCCCCTAGGTCGACGATGCCGGGCGCGAGCTGAGGGAGATCACTCGTACGCCGCATAAAAGCTCCATTCGATCGAGAGGTTCGGGGTTCCGCCGTCGGCGTAGCGCAGGGTGTTGTCGCCCGGCTCAAGGCGCATGAGGCCCGCCTGCGTCGCGCCCATGCTCGCGAGGGCGTAATCGTCGGCGTAGGTCGCGCCGTCGTCGTCGCTCCACTGCACGCGCGCGGCGCCCGCGTCGATCCGCAGCTCGCTGTTCCCGCTCACGGCGTCGCGCGTGCTGGCGATGCTGTAGCCGTTGGTCAGGTTGGTCAGGCTCGGGTTTGTGAACCCCGTCGCGCCGCTGGAGCGAAGGCGGAACACGGCCGCGAGCACGGGCGCGTTGCCGGGGTTGTTGACGGTGAACGTCGCCGGCGTCGCCGCGACCGCCTGCGTGCCCGTCGTCGCCGCGCTCGCGAACCAGTCCGAGTAGCGCCGGAAGCGGAGGGCGACGGCGATGTTGTAGAAGTCCTCGGCGTGCGTGCTGTAGGCCGGGCGCGAGGCCAGCTTCGCCCATGCCCACCGGCGCGACCCATCGCTCGCCAGCGCGTAGAGCCTCCCCCGCCCGATTCGCCGCAGGGTGCCCGCGCAGGCGTCGAACTGCGTCTCCGCGTCGGCCTCGGAGGTGCCCCAGATCGTGAACCGCACCGCCTCGTCGCCGACGTCCTTGACCCACGGCTGCACGCCCCCGAAATCGTGCGCGTAGTCGGCGCCGATGATCGCCTCGGACGCCTCGCGATACCGCTGCTCGGCCTCGTGCTCGTAGTCATCGACGGGGAAGGTGTAGCTGAGAAGGCCGTCCTCGCTCGTGAGCTTCTCGAGGTAGCGAATCGCGCCCATCAGGCCACCCCTCGCGCCCGCAGGCGTGCCATCACGAGCGCGCCGAGGTCGCCCGCGGTCATGCTCGCCTCCTGCGAATCCCGCGCGTACACGGGCCCGTTGATGTGCACGACGACGCCAGTGCCGCCGCCCGCGCCGCGCCGGATGCGGTCGGCCGGGCCCTCGGGCACGACCATCTCGCCGGGCGAAAGCAGCGCCGGGAACACATCACCCGCGCCCCGCGGCCCGGGGACTTCCCACATCCCGCGCGCGAGGTGCGGCACCGGGTTGTCCGGGAGGTCGAACCCGATGTCCTTGCCCGCGATGGAGATCGACAGCGAGTTCGGGATGGCGTCATTGACCATGTCGATCGCCATGTTGATGACGGCCTTGAGGGCTTCGAGCACGCGCTCGCCGAGGTCGCCGATGAGGCCCGGCGCCGCCCGCATCCCCTGGAGGAGGCCGTCGAGGAGCGCGCCGCCGATGGCGAGGCCCGCATCGAGCATGATCCCCGCCATCCCCTTGATCAGCCCGATCGCGTTCTCGATCGTCCCGCGGATGAGGCCCCACACGCTCTCCACGATCTGCTTCACGCCGTCCCACGCGCGGTCCCAGTCGCCCGTGAACACGCCCATGAACACGTCGACGATCCCCTTGATCACCCCGATGACCGTTTCGATCTCGAGCCGGATCTGGTTCCAGTAGGTTTCGACGACGAGCGCGACCGCCTTCACGCCCGGCTCGATGACCTGCTTGATCTCGTCCCAATGGTCCTTGACGAAGCCGACCGCCTTCGAAACCGCGTCCGAGACAGCGGTGAAGATCTTCATCGCCGCGGGCGCGAACGTGCCCGTGATCCACTCCCCGAACGCCTGTAGCCCGGCCTTGACCGCGTCGAACGCGACCCCGAGCGCGGGCACCTTCGCCGTCACCTGGTCCCAGTGTTGGATGAGCACGACGATGCCGGCCACGAGGAGCGCGACCGCCGCCGCCACCGCGATCAGCGGCGCGTTCGCGGCCACGAAGGCGGCCGCCGAGGCGATCATCGCGGCCGTCTTGACCACCTCCGCCGCCGCCCACGCCAGCGCCGCCGGGACCATCGACCCGAGGATGACGGCCGCCACCGCCGCCACCGCCGCCCCGAGCGGCAGGAGGATCGGTTCGAGCGCGCCGAGCGCCCCGAGCATGCCCTGCACGACGCTCGTGATCTTCGGCACCACCTCGTCGGCGAACTTCTGCATCGCCGGGACGATGGTCTGCGCGAGCACGCCCGCGAGCACGGTCATCACCGGCAGGAGCGCCGCGCCGATGGACTCTTGCAGCTCGCCCATCTGGAGCTTGGCCTGTTCGAACTGCCCCGCGGTGGACTTCGCGAACTCGCTCGCCTGCCCGCCGAACTTCGCTTGCACGGCCGCGAGCGCGTCCGCCTCGGTCGCGTTCTCGCCGAGGACGATGCCCATTTTCTTGAAGACCTCGACGTTTTCGCCGTTGAGCTTCCCGAGCATCTTCGTCGCCGTCGCGAGCGGGATCCCGGCGCCGCGCGCGAGGTCCATCGCCGCCCGCTGGCGCTTGAGCGCCTCGTCGGCGTCGCCCGTCGCCGCCGCCAGCGACTGGAACGAGTCGCGCACCTCGTCGTCGCTGAAAGCCAGTTTCTGGCCATCCGCGATCGCCTTGTTCACCTTGCCCGTGATCTCGTTGTAGTCGCCGCCGAGGTTGCGGATTGCCTGGGCGAGCCGCATGCTCGCCGCCTCGTCCTCGGCGGCCGCCTTGGCGGCGTCCATCAGGTAGCCCGGCGCCTTCGAAACACCCGCGCCGAGCGCGAAGCCCGCGCCGATTTTCGCCACGTCCGTGAGATGGCCGCCGAGGCCCTTGGTCCGGACCTCGAGCTCGCCCGCGGCGTCGCCCGCCGCCTTGAACGCCTTCTCGGCGCCCGTCGCGTCGCCCGTGAAAACCACCTTGAGGATGCGATCGGACATGGCCCGAGACTAGGCAGCGCCGCGCGAGAGGGGCCCCGTCACGGCGCCCGCGACGCCTTCGCACTCTCCTCAAGCCACGCTTTCATCGCCTCGAATTCGTCGAGCCGCAGCGCCCAAAACCCCGCCGGCGTAAGCGCCGGGAACGCATGCAGGAACGGGCCTAGCCAGGCGAGCCGGGATCGGCCGCGCCGGCGGCCCCGGCTTTTGGGATCTCCACCTCGAGGTCCGTAAACCGCAGCGCGCGCGCCGCCGCGAGCGTGAACGATGGATCCTCGCGCCGCTTCAGGATCCACACCATCGCCGTGAGGACCTTCGTCGGCACGTTCCCGGCATCGAGCGCCGCCGACAGTTTCATCACCGGGATCCCCGTGTACTCCTCGAGGTCCTCGGCATCCTCGAGCGACAGCTCGTTGACGTTGAAGGTGATTTGCACGGTTCCCCCCCTACTCGCCCGGGGCGATGCCGAGCGCCTTTTCAACGGCGTCCAGCATCGCCTCGAGGATCTCTGATTTGTTGCCCCGGATGGTCGGCCACATGAAGTACCCCGCGTCGTCCCCGCTCCCCCGCCACGGGAATTCGCGGTATCGCCGCGAGCCATACTCGAACGTGAGCCCCCATGCGAGCCCGCCCGAGCCCACGCGCACCCACGGCGTGTCCCCGTCGGCGCCGGACGTGATCGACTTCACGAGCGCGTCCCAATGCTGTTTCGGCTCCCGGCGCGACGGCGCCGAGCGCGGGCGCATGAGTGATGCCCGTTCGCGAGTCTCCTCGCGAACACCCTTCGCCACCTCGCGGAACCCCGCCCGGATCTGCTTGTCCAACCGCTCCGGCGCCCCGCGCATCGCCTTTATCAGCTCCGAAAGGCCCTCGATCCGGTCGAACGCCACTTCGCTCGCCACGGCTACGCCGCCGTGTCGGTCGTTCGCTGCTCGAGCGTGATTACCGGGTTCGTACCATCGTCGATTGCGATGAACGTCATAGGCTCGCGGATGATCTCCGGCCCGCTCGCGTTCGGCGATTCGCCCGAGAACACGAGGAGCGGAATCGTGATCTTGAACAGCGCCGGCCCACCGCCCGAAATCACCGTCGGCGTCGTGAACGCCAAGACGAGGTTCGCGACCTCGGTCCCGGCGACGAGCTGGCCGTACCGCGCGAGGTCCTCGAATTCGAAATCGAGCGTGCCCGAGATCTTCGCAAACGCCGCCGCGAGCGGCTGTCCCTTCGTGTTGCCAAGGCGCCGGCGGTCCGTGTCGAGGCCGTTTTCGCCTTTGATCGAAAACTCCCGCAGCGCGATGGACGCGCCGTTCAGCGTCGCGGCGCACTCGCTGAACGCGAAGATCTCCGCGCCCGAGGCGTACGTCGCCATCGCGAGCGACGTTCCCGTGCCCACCGTCTCGGCGTCCAGGTTGACGATCAGGACGACCTTGTCGTCGACAGCGTTTTTGAGCTCCCACGACGTGACCTTGCACCCCTCGAACGTGAACGGCCGGACCGTGCCGTCGACGCTCGGGCGCCCGATCTGGGTAGTCAGGCTCAGGCCCGCGAGGCCGTTCGCGTCCGGCGTGATCAGCGCCTTGCGCTCGCTCCCGGCGATACTCGTGTTCGCGTACCCGCCGAGGCAGTGCTTCAAGACCATCCCGAAGCCCTTCGTCATCAAATCGAATTCAATCGAGCCCGAGGCACCCTTGATCACGGTCTTCTGCCTCCCCGCCCGCTGAAACCGCCCGCGGCCGAGGCCCATGCTCGTGACCTGCGCGAGCTCGGTTTTGACCGACTCGTTGTTGAACTCGAGGAAGCGGGTCACCGTCACCGGCGTCCCGTAGGTCGATTCCTCGGCGACGCCGATTTGCGCGCCGAGCCCGGAGCCAATGGCCATCGTTTAACCCTCCTCGTTCCGGTCAGTCTCACCGCCCGCCCGCGAGCCCCCGCGCGGCCGAAGTGCCCGCGGCACGCCCACCTCGCGCCACGTCGCCTGTTCACACAGGCTCGCACCGAGCGCATCGGGGACTTCGATCGGCACCCCGCGCGCGACCTCGCGGTCGCCGAGGTCCGGGATGAGCACCGCGTCGAGCGGCCCTTCGTACTGCACCCGCATCGGGCAACCTCCTACGGTGAGAGGCGCGAAAACGCCTCGATCGTGAAATCGAACAGGCACGCGCGCCCGTCCGGGTGAGCGCCCTCGCGCATCCCCGACGCCTTGAACCGTGCCCACTTCACCACCGCGCCGATCGACGGGTCCGCCCGGACCGTCCCCTCGACCTCGGCGGCCAGCGCCACCGCCCGCGCGCGAACAGCCCGGATCGTGTCCTCGCCGGCCCCGGGCCGGATCACGAACACGAACCCGCCGAGCGAGAGGGTTTCGTCCACGGCCAGCGGCGAGCGCCCGAGCGCGGCGTATTCCTGGGTGATGTCATCGGGCCCCGCGAGCTGGATCGACTCCCGCAGCGACTGGTCGCCGAGGAAGGCCGAACCGACCTGGACGCCTGCCAGCGCCGGGCGCGCCGCGATGGCATCGGCGAGGGCGATCTTGAGCGCGTCGATCCGCGTCGTCGTCGCCATCACGCGATCCCCGGGAGGCGCCGCCGGTAGCGGTCGAGCACGGCATCGACGCGAGGAATGCCGAACCACGCCCCGCGCATGCCCGCCGTCGCGAGGCTGAACGCGCCGAACTCGTTCGACTGCGACGTCGCGCGGTCCGGCAGGTTCGAGGGCACGATCTGGTCACGGAGGAGGCGCAGCGCCGCCTCGCGGATTTCGAGCGGCACCGGCGTGACGCCGTGCTCGTACTCGACGACGACGTTCCGCCGCCCGCTCGCGAAGGTGCCCATCGTCTCGCGCACGAGGAGGCCCGCCGGGTAGACGAGCACGTCGGCGAGCTCGCCCGCCGTGTACGCCGTCAGCGACGTCCCGCCGGACGCCCGCTCGGACACGCTGCGAAGCGCCGAGACGGCCGCCGCGCCCGGGAGTTCGATCGCGTCGCGGCCGTTGCCATCGAGGACGGCGCGCCCGTAGCGCGTGCCGAACGTCGGCCCGCACACGTCCGTGAACGCGTCGAGGATGAGGTCGCGAAAGCGGAGGAGGGCGTCGTCGGGGTACGAAACCGCCGAGGCGAGGACCGCGTTATCGGTCGCCCGCGCCTGCGCGACGGTGAAAAGGTGCTCGCCGACGGCCTCGTGCCGCGTCGTGAGCGTGCGCGCCTCGTTCGTCGGCGCTTCGAACGTCCACGTCGCCGTGAGGAGCGCGGGCCGGGCATTCTGCGCGGCCGTGAGGTCGAACCGGAGTTTGCCCGTGCCGCCCCCGGCGATCGTCGCCGTGCCGCTCGCGACGGTTTCGCCGTGTGCGTTGACCACGGCGCACGCCGGCGCGGGCGCGGCTTCGGGGTCGACGAGGGCGCCGTCCTGGTAGACGAGGACCTCGAGCGACCCCGGTACGCCCGCGAGGATGCGCGGCGAGGCGAGTTGCTCCGTCCGCGCAACCATCGATTAGGCCGTGCCCTCGGCGGGCGAAACATGCTTCTCGGCGGCCGCCACGGTCGAATCCTGCGTCACCGGTTCGACCCGGGCGCCGTACACCTCGGCGACGATGCCGTCGATCACGCACCCCGTCGCGCCGCCGCGGACCACCACGCAACGCACGTAGCGTTCCTGCGGTGCGTACACGTCGACGATGGCGAGCTTGTTGTCGTCGCTGTTGGCCACCGCGACCGAGGTCCCGGTAAGGTCGGCGGCGTCGCTGAGGTTCGCCGCCGCGCCCTGCTGGACCTTCACGGCGGGCGGGCCGTCGGTGATCGTCCCGTAGGCCACGATGAAGCGAACCCCTTCGTAGCCCGACATGTCGACGATCGAGCTATTGGCGTCCGCCGTCCCGACCGAAACCGCGTTCGACACGCGGATCGTCTTGATGCGATCGGTGAGATTGTTTTTCACGGGTTCCCCTCCTCGGGGTGATGGGCGCGGTTAGCGCGTTTCGGGAGCGGGCGCGGCGACGGCCTGCTCGGTCCGCACCGGCTTGCGAGTCCGCTGCGCGGGCCGCGAAGGCGACCGTTCGGGCGCAGGCGCGATTTCGATGTCTGCGACGACGGGCTCGGCGTCGAACGCCGCGATGTCGATCACGGCCACGGCCGCCGCGAGGTCCGCCGGGAGCGGAACGCCCTCGGCGCGCGCCTCGGAGGCCAGTTCGGCGAGCACCTCGAGCGGCGCCGCGTCGTCGAGCGCCTGCCGCAGCGCCGCCACCGCCTCGGACTCCGGCACGTCCGCCGGCGCCTCGGCGACGACGAACGGCGCGCCCACGATCGCAGCGATGCCCGCATCGGCGAGGCGAAGGGCCTCACCGTACTCGACTTCGTGCTCCGTGCCCTGCGGCCAGTGCCCGCCCGGCCCGGCCATGCTCGCGATCTGCCTCACGAGTACGCGGTCCATCGTCCGTCCTTTCGAATTGGTCCCGGGCGCCGCCACCGGGGGGATTGGCTACGGCGCCCGGGGTCTGATTACGCCTGCGCGCCGAGCTTGAACGCGGCCGTGTTGACCACGCTCGCGTCCATTCGGGCGAACCCGAGGAACGCGACCTGGAACGCGTCGACATACCGCTCCTCGAGACGGAGAACCGTGATCCCCTTCACCTCTCGCCACTTGAAGCCCTCGGCGAAGTTCCCGAAGGCGAACGAACGGTTACCCGTGGTCATCGCCGGCATGTGGTTGTTGACCACGTAGGGGTAGGTGTTGAAGGTCGACGGCGCGCCGTTGCCGTCGAGGCCCGCCGTCGACGGCAGCCAAAGCGGCCGGCCGTTGCCGTCGACCAGTTTGCGAAGGGCCGCCAGAGAGGCATCGGCGAACGTGTAGCGCGCGCCCAGCCGGTAGGCGGGATCGACGCTGTGCTCGAGGTCGACCGTCTCGGCGTAGGTGATCGCCGTCGCCGAGGCGAACGTCTTGCCCACCGAGCCGCCCACGGTGAAACCGAGTGGCATCGCCGCGCCGGTGCCCAGCGTCGCATCCCGGTTCATGATCCGGCCGAGGCGCTCGCCCAGCTTCCGCGCGATGTACCCCTCGATATCGAAATCGGCGTCCTGCAGGAGCGAAATCGGCACGAGAACGATGTCGCTCGAGTAGATGTAGGCCCGGAGGATCCGCTGGCCGAAGCCCAGATCGGTTGCCGTCGCGGTCGCGTTTTCGGCGACCCGGCGGCCCTCCACCGCCGTCTCGTTCGAGGTCGGCATCGGGATCTCGCGGCCGTCCGAGGTCGACATCACCTCGGCGATCTGCCGGGCGCCCCCGAACACGGAGACGGTTTCGATGATCCGGTTCGAGAACGCGTCCGGCACGAGGTAGCCGCCCGCCGTCCCGGGAACGCTCGCCTGCGCGCGCACCTCCGATTCGTCGTGAGCCTGGTATCCCGTCCGGAGGAGACGCGCGTCGGCCGGCTCAAGTTCGTTCCTGCCAAACCGGAGGTAGCGGTCGAGCACGCGCCGGTACTCCGCCGCCGGGGCCTCGCGCTCGTTCCCGCGCCCGCCGGGAAGGAGCCGGTCGTCGCGGCGCACCTCCCCGAGCTGGCGCTCGCGTTCGGCGTGCTCGTTGACCTGGCGCACCTCGGAATCAAGGCCGTCAATCGTCTGGCCGAGGGCTTCGTACTCGGTCGATTCGTCGGCGTTCATGGCGCGGCCGGCGTCGCGGGCGGCGCCGAAAAGCTCCTGCATCCGCGCCCACGCCTGCCGCTTGTCGTTTTCGATGTCGCGGATCGTCCGCATGGGATCCCTCCTCGGGATTAGCTGGCCCGCCCGAGCCCGTACCGGGCGGCGATGGCGGAATGGCGGCGCGCCTCGTCGGCGCGGTCGGACCCGGCCTCATCGGCCGGAGGGTCGGTTTGGTCGGCGGCGCGCGCATCGGCGATGAGCGCTTCGAGGCCGTCGGCGTGCTCGCGAAGGGCATCGACGGCGGAGCGGATGACGGTTTCGTCGGCGGCGCTGTTGCGGCGGCCCGCCCGGAACGCCGGCATCGCCGCCGCGAGGAGCGAGCGGAGGGCCGCATCGGTCTGCGCGTACGCCGGGTAGGTCACCACGGACACGTCGTAGAGGCGCGCCCGGGTCACGGTTCGCGTCCAAATCCCATCCGGGCGCGTGCCCCACTCCTCGTCGAGAGCTTCGAAGGCGAACGACATCCCCGACACGTCGCCCCGCTCGAGGCTGACGGCGATGTCGCGGCCGTACGACGTCGGCGCGAGCTCGGCCTCGACGGCCAGCGCGAGCGGCGAGTCGACCAGCCGGAGCGTGTCGCCCACCTCCCCGCGGCGCCGCGCGAGGACGAGCGACGGGTCGTGATTGACGAGAAAGCGGATGTCGTCGGCGGCGATGGTTTCGGCCACCGCGCCCGGCGCGATCCGCTCCATGAAATCGCCGAACCACGGGTCCCCGATCTGGGTCCATTCGTCGTAGACGATGGCGTTGCCACGGAACGCGAGGCTGTCGCCCGGTTCGCCCGCCGCCCGGGCCTCCGGCCGGAACGGCACGATCCGGAGTTCACGCGATTCGGACGCGGGACGGGGTTCGGTGCGAGGGTCGCGGCGCATCGTCATCGAGCGGCCTCCATGGCACGAGGCTAGGAACCCCGGCGCGAGAGGGTCACGGCGCCGTTTCGGTGGGCATCGACGCCGGCGGCTGCTGGCCGATCTGCACGGTCACCGGCGAGAGGTTCAGCGGAGATACGTAAACCTCGCCCTCGCCGTTGGGCAGCGGCTCAAGGTCCTCGAACGCCCGGATCTCGTCGGCGTTCAACCACCCGTTCGTCCGCGCGATCGCGTACGCCTGGTAGCGCGCGAGCGTGTTCCCGCGCATCAGGCCCGCGTAGTTCCAACGCGCATAGCGGTTCGGGTTCCTCATCAGGATCTCGTCGGTGATCGCCTCTTCGAACCGCTGCGAGTAGGCCGTGAGGGTGAACGTCACGAACGCCCGCGTCTGCTCCTCGAGGCCCGAACCCCACGAGGTCGAACCGCTCGAATCGGCGAGGAGGTGCGGCGGTACGCCGAACAGGCGCGCGATCTCCTGAACCTGAAACCGGCGCGACTCGAGGAACTGCGCGTCCTCGGGCGCGATCGACGTAGGCGTCCACGTCGCGCCGTTGTCCATCACCGCCACACGATGCGCCCGGCCGAGGCCGCGATGGTGAGTTTCCCACCGCCGCGCCAGCGCCTCCGCCTCCTCGGGCTCGAGCTCCGCCGCCGTCGTGATGATCCCGCCCGGGAGCGACCCCTGCGCGAAGATCGTCGCGCCGTAGGTTTCGGCGGCGATGGCGAGCTGCGCCGCGAGGCGGGCCGCCCGGATCGGGTTGACCCCGACGAGGCCGTTATAGCTCAGGCCGGGGACGTGGATGATCTCGCCCCGCCCGCCGTCGCGGTCCGCCGCAAGGCGGCCCATAAACGGCGCCGAGCGGTCGCCGTCGACGATGAACACCTTCCGCCGCGTCACCGGATCGCGGCCGACCTCGACGCGCTGCGGCGCGATCGGCCAGAGTTCGCCGACATCGCCGAGGCCGTTCGCCGGCGCGTAGATGTACGCGTTCCCGGCGAGGGCGACGTGCGATATCACCGTTTCCCAGAAGACCGACCGCGAAACCTCGGGATTCGGCCGGCCCCAGATCACCCGCTCGCGCACGTCCGTCACCTCGCGGCGGCGCACCCCGTCGCGTTCGTACACGTGCAGCGGGAGGCGCGAGATCGAGGCGATGAGCGACACCGCACGGTAGACGGCGGTGATGCGCACGGCGTTCTCGGGCGTCACCCCGGGGAGGCCCGAGAACGCCGCCCCGTCGACGACGATCCCATCGATGCCGTTCGCGATCGCCTGGTACAGCGGCACGGACGGGTTGTTGAGGCTCGACAGCGGCGTCAGGCTGCGCGCGAGCGCCCGGAACACGTTGGCCATGCCGGGAGGCTATCGCCGGCCGCGCGAGAGGGCCGGGCGTGGCGCGGCGAACTATGCCAATTGACCGCGCTTAAAAACCATGCCACTTCGCGATACTCGGCATTTTCACGGTTGACATTTGTCAACCGTGACCCGATACTAGAAGTGTCCCCGGGAGGATTAGGCCCCTCCCGGGAGAACCACAGCAGGAGATAGCTACCATGGCCCGCACCGAGACTACCACGTTCGAGCCCGGCACCCTC